ATTAAATCTTTTTTGACTTTACCAATTTCATCATATAGTTGTTTATGTAATTGTTTTCTTGTAATTTTGTCCTTGTTTTCAGTAGTTATTTTTGCGGATTTTTCTTTTATATTAAAAACTATATTTACATACTTATTCAAATGGTCTATAAAATGTTCTTGAATATTATTATTAATATTTGTAATCATATCAATTGCTTCATAAGGTAAAACATAACTTAATTTATCATAATAAATAGTTTCATTATTAGAAATAGTATTAGAATAATGTTCTCTATAAAATTCGGTTAATTCTTGTAGTTGTTCAGGCATATTATCTTCAGTATATCCACCAGAACCACATTTTCTAATAGTTAAAACTTTGAAAACATCACATATAAATTCTTTATCTATTACTGGAAATTTCAATTCATTTTCATAAAGAAAAATACAATAAAGTTTAATAAATTGGTATGAATGAATAACTATTTTATTTGTTCTATTTACTAAATCATTTATAATTGGTAAAATATTTGGGTCTTTCAAAACATTTTTAATATTATCCTTATTAGTTTTCATATAATCAAAATTTTCTTCATCTTTCTTCTTTTCCTTAACTTTGGGTTTTGACTTTTTCATTTCTATATATTATATAAAGATTATTTCTTTAAATAGTATTATGTTGAAAATACTAAATATTTTATAATAATAAAATTGATATAAAATTATTTTACATTGTATACTTAAAAATGGTATATGGTATTATTTATAAATATGAGTCACCATCAGGAGGAATTTATATAGGTCAAACAATAAAGTCTATTGAAAAAAGAAAAATACAACATATAAATGATACAAAAAATTGTTCTAATAAAATATTTCATAATGCTATTCGTAAATACGGAATAGAAACATTCAAATATGAAATATTGCATAATGCATTTTCAAAAGAAGAATTAAATGACTTAGAAATATACTATATAGAAAAATATGATACTTATTATAAAAATAATAGTAATGGTTATAATATGACATTTGGGGGAGAAGGAGCAAATGGATATATTTTTACAAAAAATGATAGAGAAAAACTTTCATTATCCCTTAAACAATATTATACTAATAACCCAAATGCATTAACTGAAATGAGCAAAAGAGCAACAGAATATAATAATATGTATCCAGAAAAATCTAAAATACATTCAGATTTTATGAAACAATATGCAAATTTACCAGAAAATATAGAAAAAAGTAGGAATACATTTAATAAATTTCGCAAAGAAAATCCAGAATCTATTTCTATTCAAAGTAAAAAAACATGGCAAAAAGAAGGATACAAAGAAAAAATGTCAAATAAACAAAAAGATTATTTAAAGAATAATCCAGAAGAAAAAATAAAAAGAATTAATATATTGATAAAATCATCAAGAGATAATGCAGAAAAACATTCGGAATTTATGAAAGAATTATCATCTAAAACAGAAAAAAAAGAGAGTTTTAAATCTTTGATATTTAACGATAGAGAAAAAAATCCAGAAAAATATAAAATTGCAAATGAAAAACGAAAAGAAAAAATGAATACACCCGAATATAAAGAAAATATGTCATTAAAGAAACGAAAAATATTAAATATATTTGAAGTATTTGATAAAAATGGTAATTTAATAGGTGAATTTAATAATACAATTGATTGTATTAATATTTTAAATTTACCAAAACCACCATCAATAGTACAATGTTTAAATAATAAACAAAAACAATCTCACGGATACATTTTTAAATATAAGTCAATTAATAATTAATTACTCTATTTATCTTCTTGTGATTTTAACTTTTCTTTTCGTTTCAAATATGCGGTATGACGCCATTCTTTTAATTTTTCCGGATTTGTTTCTTTTACCTTTTCCATATAATTTTTTGCTCTTTGTTTTACTATTTCTGTATTATTATCATAATATTTTTTATGACGATGATTACTTGTATATGTTTTCAATCTGCTTTCTAATTCTTCATTTTTCTTTTTCAATTCATCTATCTCTTGTTTCATAGTGTTATATTCATCTAATGAAATATTCATATTCTATATAAATATATAACATAATTTTAAATATTTTTATGTCATAATAATAAGTATGACATCAAAACATAAAAGTGAAGATTATAAAAAATCTGCGGTAGAATATTATTTAGTTGGTGATAAATCACAATTAGAAGTATGTGAAATATTCAAATGTTCTGCAAGAAGTTTGATGCGTTGGGTTGAAAAATATGAAAAAGAAGGTGAAATAAAAAGACATAATAGAAAACCTGTAGCATATAAAGTTCGTAAAGAACATGTTAAGTTTTTATTAGATGAAATAACTAAAAATAAAACCATAACTATGAATGAATTAATGTTAAAACTAAAAGAAAAGTTTAATGTATCATTAAGTAGATTTCATATCAATAGAATTATAAATGATAATAATATAACTTTAAAAATAACAAGAATAAGACATGAACCAGTTAAAAGATTTGGAAAAGATATTGATATCAATAAAAAGTTAGATGAATTTTATGAAGAAATAAAACAATACAAATTAGAAGATATTATTTGTATAGATGAAACTTCTATAGGTTCATTACAAAAAAGAAAACATTGTTATAATAAATTAGGAAAAAGATGTATAATAAAAACCAGTTCTCAAGAAGTATTCAAAAAATATACAGGTATATTTTCAATATCAACTGAAGGTGTTTTAGGTTGGGATTTATATGATAAAGGTGGTATTGATAGTAATAGATTATATGATTTTTTACAAGAACATATAACAACTAAATTTAAAAATAAATTAATAATTTTAGATAATGCAAGTTCTCATAGAAATGCAAAAATCAAGGAATTAGTAAATAAACATAATAATTTATTATATTCTGTTCCTTACCAACATTTTACAAATTCCATAGAAAACTTCTTTAGTATGTTAAAATCAAGATTACAAAAATTAGAAGGATTAAAATATGAAGAATTAAAGATAAATATAGCGAAAGTAGTAAGAGAAATACCAAAAGAAAAATATAAAAATATTATTAGAGGAACATATAAACGACCAATAGGATTTATAAGGAAACCATCAAACAGAACAAGAAAATTAAAAAATTATAAATAACACATTTAAAAAGTCGGCGTTTTAAATGTGCAAAGGTGTAATAAAAGAGAATCTCCCGAATTCTATTTTGAGATTCTCCGAAAGTATTTTCAAAAATAGAATTCGGGAGATTTTATAAAATCGATTTTTCAAAAATACTTTCGGAGAATCTCAAAAGTAAAATCGGGAGCTTTGAAAATCGATTTTTCAAAAATACTTTCGGAGAATCTCAAAAGTAAAATCGGGAGCTTTGAAAATCGATTTTTCAAAATACTTTCAGAGAATCCGAAAATAAAATTCGAGAACCTATATTTATAAAAAACACCCCAAAAATTTTTTTTGGGTTTTCTTGGGAAATATAGGTTCTCGAATTCACTTTTACTACGAAGTGAGATTCTCTGAAAGTATTTTAAAATTTGTTTTATAAGATTCTTGGAAATTCCATGTTCGAGGAATCTTACTTCGAAATAAAATAGAATTCTGAGAACCAACTTAATAGTAATATAAAATAATTATTTGACACTAAACACCAATACTTATGAGGAGAATCCTATATTTAATGTCAATATGCCATCTTCTGTAGGGAGGGGGTCGTAGGGGGAGGTTCCCCTACAAAATTGATTCAAATAAAAGAAAATAAAAGAATTAAACAATATATATCAACCATGGAATTTTGTACGAATTGCGATAACATGTATTACATTTCTATCGATTCTGAAGATTCGAATAAACTCACGTATTATTGCCGGCATTGCGGAAATACGGATCCTATGACGACGAAGGAGGGTCTATGTGTCCTAAAGACAGAAATTGAAAAGGGAGAACAAAAATTCAACCATATCATTAATCCATATACGAAATTAGACCCTACCTTACCGAGAATAAAAAATATCAAATGTCCGAATGGGTCGTGTCCTACAAATGAGGGTTCTTTTCCCTCTGGCAAAAATGCAAATGAGGGTTCTTTTCCCTCTGGCAAATATGCAAATGAGGGTTCGGGTTCGGGGTCGGGGTCGGGGTCGGGGTCGGGGTCGGATTCTTTATCTGGTGGTGGCGGTAGCAGTGGTGGCGGTAGCAGTGGTGGCGGTAGCAGTGGTGGCGGTGGGGCAGGTTCTGATGCCATAGAGGGCGGCGCAAAAAAAGAAACGGATATTATTTATATGAGATACGACGACCTAAATATGAAATATCTATATCTATGTGTCGATTGTGATATGGTATGGAAGACAGATGACATAAAAAATTGATTCCCGAAATCATTTAGAAATATATCATATAATATAATAAATCATGAATAAAGAATACGAAGATATAGATATAGAAGAAGAAGTCGAAGAAGAAGAAGAGTCGGATGATGAAATATCAAGAATTAAAATGAAAAAAAACGCGGATTCGGATGATGAAGAATACGAAGAAGAAGGCGAAGAAGGTGAAGAGGAGGAAGAGGAAGAAGATATAGAGGGCGAAGAGATTGAAGGAAATGATTTTATAGGACAAAACGAAGAAAACGACGATGATGACGACGACGACGACGACGACGAAAATGAGAGAGAAGAAGAATATTTACAAACCTTCGAAAAAGGCATTCATAAAAAAATCATACAAGAATATCACCCCGAATTATTAGCGACGAATTTCAAAGAAATCGAGACCCTATGTAAAATCGTCCGGGATGAGGACGGTAATATTATAGATCCTTTCCATAAAACATCCACATTTATAACGAAATACGAGCGCGCAAGAATCATCGGCGAACGCGCAAAACAATTGAATGCGGGCGCGCAACCCTTTATCAAAATCGAATCTACCACGATTGACGGCTATTTGATTGCAATGAAAGAATTCGAAGAGAAGAAAATCCCCTTTATTATCCAACGTCCTCTACCCAACGGGGGATGTGAATATTGGCGATTAAGTGATTTAGAGATAATCTAACGTAGTGTCATATAGAAATATTTTTATATGACCCTAACCGCATCTAGTAAACTGATATTGCATACGGAATATCCTGGTGGAATATATGAAATAGAACAATTACCGAATGGCGAATTCTGTATAACGGCGATAAATAGCGATACATATAAAATAACGGAAGAAGAACAACTTTTTTTTATGAACCGGATTCTATATGACCCTCCCGTCCCCTTGGAAGGCAAGACGTTGATTACAGGTTCTCGGAGTTTCAAAGATATATTCGTTTCATTAGAAGACTTGCGTAATATGACTTATTATGGAGATTGTCTTATAGAAGATTTTACTATACCCACTCTACCGATGGTGGGCGGATTCGGTTTTTTATGCGGGGATACGAAACCATATCGGTTGCGATTTATAGAATATGCGCGGAAATATCCGGCCGCGTTCGAATATATTTCTACGAATAAGTTCTCGAAATTGGATCCGACAATGATTTCTTTTTCGGATATGAAGAAATATAAGTATTTGATAGATTTGCCGGGGCATACATATTCTACGAAACTCTATTCGTTTTTACATATGCGGCGGGTGATATTTCGAGTGGAGGGGGTAAATCGAGAACATGAATTCTATTGGGAAAAGTGGTTGGAACCCTGGGTGCATTATATTCCGATTTCGCCGGATTTCTCGGATTTGATGGTCAAATACCGGGATATAGAGGAGAATCCGATTTTATATGACAAAATAGTGGAGAACTGCCTGAGGCTTATTGACGAAAAAATAAACCAGACGAAAATGGTGGAGAACTTTTTGGAAACGATTTTTGCAGGGGAACCTCCCTTGCAGGGGAACCTCCCGGCGGTAGTGTCCGTGTGCCCCCCTCCCTTATAAATTGGTTCTCAAACTTCTATTTCAAGGATGTCCTATAAAAAGAATTCTTCTACCTTTTCCAATTCTATTT